TGAGACCCTTGCGTAGGCCACTACTCTTTTCTTCATAGATTTCTCCTTTCTTTTGTATTTGTTCCATCGGCACCCGATGGGAATCCAAGGGGCTTAAAAAACGATTTTTTTGCCCGCGTGTTCACATTTATCCTGCCGCGACCAATCGATTTCGTCAGCGACCTTTTTAACTTTTTTGACATTTTAGTTTTTCTTCGATGATAGCCTGACTTTTGGACTTCTCCTCGTCGGAGATTTTGCCCTTCATCCACACGAAGTTTATCAACGCTTTCGCCAATGCGATTTTCAGTTCTTGATTCATAGTTCGACTCCTATAAGAAAAGGCTCCATCGGTTGGGATAGAGCCTTAGAATCGTTGTCTCGTTTTAAGCGTTCTTGAGGATGTTGATTGATGCTTCGATTTGGTTTGTGATCCACGATGTCAGATCGCCGTAGTTCTTGGTGATGAAGTCCTTAACATCCGTTTTGAGCTCGGATAGAACGATGGACTTCGCCTTGTTCAGGGCGATTAGCTGGGCGTCGGCATCGAAGTTCCCTTCTGCCTTCAACGCCTCGACATAGGTTTGGAAGACAACCCTTGTTGCGTTCAGGACGATGTTGGACGCCTCGTTGAGCATCCTCTTCGCGGTATCGTCCTTGATTTTGTTGTTGAGGTATGTGGAAAGCCTCACCCCTAGGTACGAGATGAGGGGCAGGACGATTGCCGTGACAACCGTTGCCAACACATTGATTAGGATTTGGTTCATATTCGCTCCTCCTATTTATGAGCTTGTTTGTTGATGTGCTCCTCAATCTCCTCGATTGCCGAGGTGACGGGGCCATCGCATCCCTGCTCCTTTAGTCCCTTGAGACAGGCAAGGACGCCTTTGGTGAGGATCAGTTGCTCCTCTTTGATTTCTTTGATTTCGACATCGTTCTTGTCTCGTTTCATAAGCCATTTGAATAACCCGAAAAGGATTCCGAATATGACCCCTAATGCGGTAATGACCGATGCCGTTGTGATGATGATTTCGACTACATGGCTCATTTCGTTCCCTCCTCATAGACACGCTCCAAGTAGGAAAAAGCCTCAAGGACGTCCTTGAAGTGCTCCTTCGGATTGGCTTTGAACGCTAGGGACAACTCCCTGTCTGCATCGCTGATGTGCGGCTCGAATTTGTGGTTCTCGAGGTAGTGTTCCACCTCGCTCCTGATCCTGAACAGGTGGTATAGGGGCTTGTGCTCCTCTTCCAACCTGATTTTGAAGTAGTCGATGACCCTTTTGAGCCAGGAGTAAAGGTGCTTGTCCCAATCGATGTCAATCAGGGATTCGAACCTCTCTTTGTATTCCTCGTCGAGGTAGATTAGGTTCTCCTTCGCCAATAGGGTGTTGTCCATCCAAATCGCGAAGTAAGACATAGTCTTCTCGTCAAGGTTGCAGAGCTTCTCGAAGTAGGAATCATCGAACACGAACAGGTCGAGCCCGACATCCTTGACCACGGCGGGACCGTTTATCCCATCCGCTATCACTATGATGTCATCGTCGCTCGAATCGGTGTCGAGCCCATATATCTTCGAGCCAACCCTGTAGGCGGCCAATATCTTGGTCGGGATGTACTTAGTTAGTGACTGATACATACTTCGGCACGCTCCCCCTGCTATCCTCGAGATAGAGTCCTGACGAGGTCAACTGCCCTGACAGCTGATAATGGTTCCCCAAATAGGTGTAATAGACCAATCCGCCCGAGCCCGACATCGCATTCGCCTTGAAGGTGACATAGGCACCTCCGACATACACACCGATTACGCCATTGGAGGCGTTGGAGGTTGTGATGTTGTTGAACTTGTAGGTGTTGTTTGAAACGGATGAATAGTAGCTCTGCCAAACTGGACCGTAGATGGAACTGATGTCGTTCTTCACGGAAACTCCTTTGGAGTTGATGTTGGTTTGGTCGTTGTAGATGTAAGTCGGGTTGTAGTTCGGGTCCAAGGTCACCGATGAGGCGGTCTTCGTGTATCTGCACAATGGGAATTCGTAGATCAATCCGCCATTCATCAGGTCTTGCTGCGTTAGGGATGGGTATCCCGAACTGGCCTCCTTTTTCTCCAAGGTGATGAGGTTGCTCCCCAAATCGACCTTGACCACAACATATCCGTAGGCGGTTCCGTCCAGTGAGACCGAGATTTTGGTCCCGCCCTCGACGTAGATTCTCCTGCCATAGACCTGCACATACCCGCTTTGGAACGAGATGTAGTTATTGCTCGTGGAACACTGGCATCTGCCTAATATCCCATAGAAAACGCCATTGACCCCCGAGGTGAGAAAATGGTTGATGTCGGCATCCATCTTGCTTGTGACCGATGCGGCATCGAATGTGATTTTCACTAATGACATGGTTATTTCCTCCTATCGAATAGCTTTAGCTTATCGGTGAGCGACAAGCGGTATTCGCCAAGGGTCACCTTAGCGACATTGAAATTCCCCTTGAATTCCATCTTCGTGACCAAAGTCACATAGGTCTTCGTCGGCGTGATGAATTCCACCACCGTTCCGACCCTGAAGAACTCAAAGGAAGCGATTTTGTTCGTTATTGCCGAGTAGTTGAATGTTATCGAGTGATCCAAGGAGGAATCTATCAGGGCTTTGTTCGCCTTGGTGCTCAGGGATTCGTAGTCCTTGTCCGAATAGAATTCGTATTTGACCTTGACCTTTGGAATCCTGAGGGTGCTTGCAGAATATGTCCCGATTGATCCATCGCTATATAGGTAATAGGTAATCGTGCTCGTGTGCGTGGTGTTCTCGCTCTTCGGCACATACACCACTTTGTTGAGCGAGTCATCGTTGGCATCGTTTATTACGAGGTTGGTTATCGTCCCCAAGTCGCTTTTGATCCTGAGGCCGACCTTGGAAGACACCACCTTGACGTTGACCTTGGAGAATCTGCCGTTGGCGACCACCATCTCGTATTCGAGCCTGACGCCATAGGTCTTGGAGAATTCCTCCACCAAGTCCAAGATGTTCATCTTCGTGTCCGCCTCGTATTTGAGCGTGACGCTCTTCGCCACCTCTACCGTGCATTGCAGATAGGAGAGGTTTTGGTATGAGTCGCCACTATGCTTGAAGACCGAGTTGATGAGGTCGACCAAGAACTGGGCGACATTCCCTGTGAAGGAAGTCGGGACTGGGACGTCCAAGTCGAATATCGACAGGAAGTCCTTTGCCTTGATGTTGTTCCTGTTCTTCTCATCAAGCTCAATCGAGGTGATGAAACCGATGTAGGGATAGCCTTTGTCCCTCACCACGATCAAGTCTCCAATCTTTGCGTTTAAACTTTGTTTATTCACAACGAAAGATGACTTTTGCGGGACCAATGCATCGAGGATTATGTCGAAGTCATCGGTAGCCCAAGCGTGGTCGAGGATCTCGAATGTCTGCTCGCTTAAAAAGATTAGTTCCATACCTTCCTCCTAATGGGCGACATACTCTTCCTTGAACTCGATTTCGCAGGTCGCCTCTTCCCTGACTCCAGGATCGAAGAAGACCTCGGATTCGCCACTAGGCAGATAAAGGAAGTTATCGTAGGAGAAATCCTGCTTATCGTAGTAGTCGGTTACCTCGCTGCCCTCGATTTTGTTGATGTACTGGTTTGTCGGGACCGCGCTGACCTCGATGGTCGGTTGATCCCTTTCGTCTATGAGGAGCCTGAGGCTTGAGACCTCGACTCCGTTCTGCCTCACGATAACCCTTGGGTTATATAGGTTCCCAATGAGCCTGATGACCATCGGGATTCTTCTCGATGATTCGTTCACCACCGTTATCGATCCGTTAAAGGAAACGGCATATTCGTGAGGGTATGTGTAGGTGTAAATCTTCCCTCCGCCCATGTCCCTTACATTGAAGGAATAGGATTTGTTCACGAGCCAAAGGGAAAGGCAATCCACCACCACTTGAGTCCTTAGCGAGTTGCTCTCCATCTGCGTTTTCGTGGATGATCTGACATTCACATAGCAATACTTGACGCCGTCACAGGAATAGAAGAGCCTGAGCTTGTTGCTCTTCGTGACGAACTCCCTCCACCTAGTGAATCCCCGATACCCATCGAGGAATACCAAGTCCAGTGTTATGGAGCGTTGGGGAATCGACCTCTTCGTCTCAACAAAATCGGCGTCGAAGTTCTCGTACTCAATGTCAAATTCGAATCCGAGCCCATCTAGGTTCTCGATGAGGCAATTGTGCACATAATCGAAATGGAAGGTGCTACCAACTTCGTTGACTAAATATAGTTTTCTTCTCATCAGTAGGCACCTCCTAAAGCTTTGTTGATTGAATCTATGTCAACATCCCCTGAGGTGTTGATTGTCACATTGTTCGTTGTGGACGAGTTGTCGGTGTTGGTGTAGCTGTTGTTGGCCGTGTTGACCGAGTTGGAGGCGGAGAAATCCCCGCTTCCGAACATATTGCTTATGAGGTCGACAATCCAACCGACCGTGTGGTCCAAAATCCATTTGATTGCCTCGATTACCGCGTTGAGGATGTCGAGGATTGGCTTCAGGATCTGAAATAGCACATTGAGTACAGGAAGGATTACCTCCTTGATGACATTTGCGATGAGGATCAAGATTGGCGAAATCGCCTCTATGATTGTGAAGATGACCCCCAAGACATCCATTATCGGTTGAAGGAGCGTGTTGAGCAGAGGCTCCAACTCCTCGAAAAGCATTGCGATGATCTCGATAATCACCCTGATGAAATTCATGATTGGCTCCAAAATCGCCATGATGATTTCAAGGATTGGGACTAGGATGTCCACCAAGATGTCAAGCAAGCTTGAAATGAGCTCGATGACCACCCCGAGTATCTCCACGATGACATTGATGATATTAATAACAATTGAAAGCACGCTATCCACGAGCTCGATGACAACCTCGATGATTTTCACGATCAATTCGATGACCGATTTGAGAATCTTCGCCACCACCTGAAGTATCTTCGATATCAATCGGGTGATTGGGATGAGGATTTCGGTGAGCATCTCCAGTATCTTCGTGATTGGTTCGATTAGTCTCTCGAGAAGGCTTATCACCTCGTCGAGCACCATCATCACCACGTCCAAGATCTCATCGATTATCTCGACCAAGATGTCGATTATCTCGTTGATTACCCCCATCAGGGCATCGAGGATAGGTTTAAGCTTCTCGACGATCCTCCCGACCAGTTCCATTATCTTGGAGATTAGGCCTTGGAGGATTTGGAACACCTCCTTGAGGAGTTCCCTGAACTTCTCGTTCTGCAACAGGAGGACGGCGACTATGGCTATGATTGCCGCCCAAGGTCCCGCCTTCGCAACGGCACCGAGTATCTTCGTGGCACCTCCCAACGCACTTACGGCTTCCTTCAGCTTGGAAACCAAACCTATGGTTTTCGCCACAACCACTAGAATCGGTCCAACGGCGGCGAGCACGCCAGTGACCACCCCTATAATCGCCTTCATCTTGGTGGACATCTCGTTCCACCTTGCGATGATTTCCTTGATTTTCGGTAGAACGGTCTCCCTGACGAAGTTCGTCAGTTTGGTGATTGTCGGTGCCAATGCCGTGGCGAGTTCGGTTCTCACCGAGAGGAATGCCTTGTTGAGTGCGTAGAGCTCGTTGCCCAATGCACCTGTAATCTCCGCATCCTCTTCCGTGACGATGCCGACCTTCTCCGCCTCTTCCATCCACGCTGAGAGTTCATCCTCGGTCGCAGACAGGACGGGTGCCAAGAAGGTTCCTAGCTTGTCCCCGAAGAACTGGTTTGCCAAAGCGGTCCTGGTGGCGCTATCGCCAACTTGGGAGATGGCGTTCCTGATCTTGCTAAACGCCTGTTCCGCGTCGAGACCCGCTAGGTCATCCATGGTGAGGCCGATTTTCGCTAGTTCCTCGGACACATCATCCCCATCGGCAATCTTGCCCAACAGGTTGTTCACCTTTTGGAATGCCTTGTCCAAGTATTCGGCTTCGCTGCCGAGTTGCTTTGCCGCGTATTCCCACTTTTGGAGGGCTTCAAGTCCTACGCCAAGTTGGTTGGCGGTGTCATTCATTTCGTTGACCGTTTCGCTTGTCTTGACTGCCAAGGCTCCCAAAGCGGACACGGCGGCAACGGCGGGTGCCGTGATGTACTTGGTTAACGAGGAACCGATTGAGGAGATTTTGTTCACATCTATCTTCGATAGGTTGGAAATCTTCTCCCCTGTTTGCTTCAGTTCGTTGTTTAGTTTGGACACTTCTGCCTCGGTGTACTGGACCGAGCGTTGCATCTTCTTGAATTCGCTTTCGGAAACGGTGCCCAGTTCTGCTCCTCCAACTTCTTCTTCGTGGTCTCCAGGATCGAATTGAGCTTGTCCTGTTTCTGCCTCCACAAATCGATGTTCGAGGGATCGTATTTCAAGTTCTTATTAATAGCAGCAAGGTCTTTTTGCTGTTCTTTCAGGTCGGAATTGAGGGATTTGATAGAAGACTCAAGTTCCGTAGTATCAAGTCCGAGCTTAATGTTTAGACCCTTAATCGCTTCTGCCATTTCCCTCACCTCCTAACCTAAAAAGGCATCTATGTCTGCCTGAGTTGCTTGTCGATTAACAACACCCTGATGGCCGTATATCTCCTTTTGGAGATTCACTATCGCCTTATAGGTGTCGATGTCGAAATATTCCGCATCACGGATTGGAATTCCAAGTTGTGCCAAGTTGTAGATTATGTTTGCCGTGAAGTTCTCGTGACTTGGCTTATTGTTGTGGGGACAAATCGGTCCCCTTGGCGTTTTCCTTTACGGAACCCAAAAGTTCCCCGATCACCTTCGCCAATTCGGTCAGCTCATTCACATTGGAGAGCACGCTGAAGTCGAAGGTTTGGAGGAAATGATCGTACGAATCGTTGTAGAAGGGTTTGTGCAAGACATACACCAACCTGAATAGGACGTCGATGAATCTGCCGACATCGTTCGATTTGGCTTCCATCGCCTTGTCCAGTTTGTCGACGTCGTCGAATAGTTCGGTTCCGAAGACATTCCTATAGGAAATGATCGTAAAAAGGGAAGAAGCTAGTCTTAACTCCTTCCCATTGAGCTTAACGGTGCGTTCCATATCGAATTGCCCTTTCTTAGTTGACCTCAGGGATCACAGGAGCCGTTGTGAGGAAGTTGGTGTAGTTGCTATCGCCTTTCGCGGAAACGCAATTTGTGATTAGGTTGTCATCGACTTCGATAGGTCTCGCGGTGATGTTGAGGGTAACGCTATTGGCCTCGATGGAATCGGCCTTCGATTTGGTTGCTTCGGCAACAGGGGTGACATTGCAAAGGTAGTACCAGACCCTGCGTGCCTTGGCGTCACCTTGGAATTCGAATCCAAGAGCGAATGTGACCACAGGTGCGTTGGCGATTTCGACCAAGTTACCATTGGTGAGTTGCTTGTATCCCAAGATGCTGACTTTGAAGTCATCGGGGATTTCGGTGAATTTGAGTGTGAGGGTGCGGCCTGCGTTTTGGACGAGGGATGCGTAAAGCGTGTCGTCAGCGTAGACATTGGTGCTTCCTCCCACTACCTCGCTTGAGAATTCTTGTGCTCCAGGAAGAGCGACTGGAGTATCAAAGCTCCAGTTTCCATTGCTATCCTGACTAGCGATGGAGTAATGAACATTTCGTAAACCGAATGTGATTTTATTTTGTGGCATATTTATAATCCTCCAGCCTAATTTCGTAGACTCTATTGATAGAGCGGTCTGAGTTTCGGAACTCAGTGGTTAAAGAAAAGATGTAGTCATTGTCGAGGAGTGCTCTCTCGAGCCTCTCTTCAAGGGCTTCATCCTTCTTCTTCGTTACTAAGGTGATTTGTATCGTCCTGAGGTAGTAAATCGGTTTGTCATCGCCATATTCGGGAGGTCTTTTGGAAATCTCCTGATAGACGATGAAGGGCGGTTCCGCGTTCTGCTCATTATCGTATTCGAGATGAGCGTAGATGACCGTGTCCAACACGGACAAAAGGACTTCTCTTAGTTTCTTGAGCATCAATCACCACCCCTTTCTATAATCTTTTTGATGTCTTCGAGCATCTTCGGTGTCAGTTGCTCGTAGGCAGGCCTCATGAAGGGGCGTGCAGACACGAGCTTTCCGTTTCGGTGCTTGAATCCGAGTTCAACCAAATGAACGATTGATCCTTTGGTCTTCGAGTAGATGACTATCGTTCGATTGGCACCTTCGCCAAAGGATTCCTTGATGAAGGCGTCCGCTAGGTGCTCTCCCGAATGGTTGCTCCTAGGGGCGTTCTCCTTGATGTAGTCGAGAATTTGATCTGCCGTGGCATCGAGGCGTGAGACTATCGCTAGTTCCACATCCCTTGTGTAATCCATAACGGCTTTCTCTATCTCCACAGGTAGTCTTTCGGGGTTTATAGGTTCCATCCTTCGATGTCCTCCTTCTTCAAAGAGGATTCGCTCACATATAGTTCCATCCACATACCGTTTTGGTAGGTGCGTGTCACATCGTAGATCTTGTCCTCTCTTTGAATGTAGATATGTTTGCTTCCATCGTAGATGAATGCCTGAATGGAGACCCTGAAGTCCACCTTCAATGATGTTTGTTTTGATGAATAGAATTCCTTGGAAGTGATAGAGCTCATCATCCCTACCACTTCCTTGGAGTCGACCAGCCGCATA